ATGGGAATGTATATAGACACGGCATATCCTGACATAACACAAGACGCTAGGCTTGCTAGTATTCTAACCAAGATAAAGGCACTACAAGTCCAGATAGAGGATGCTGAATGGAATGGGCAGGACGTTAGAGCTTTACGCCAGCAGTATAGTATGCTAAAGACTAGGCATGATGATGGCGCAACATATGAACCACTATTTTAAGGGGTAAGGACATGACAGAAGCAATGGAGCAGTTAGCAAAAGACTTAGAAAAAGAAATGATGAAAAACATAAAAGAAACTAAGCAACTAAAAGAAAGTATAGAATTACTGCAGCAAATGGTTAATACTCAAAGAGAAATTATTGACACTCAAAGAGGAACTATTGACGTTCAAGAAAGAATTATCAACACTCAGGAAAGAATTATTCTCGCAGTATGCGATGATGCTAACGCTCATTTAAAAGGGGTAAGGTGATGTATAGACTACAACTTTTACAAGGCACAAATAAACCTATAGTACTGGACACTCTTGAAACACCAGAAGAAGCTATTAGCAATGGGACTGCATACTTAGGGCTAACCTATCAAGACTATTACTTTGGGGAGTCATTGAAATATCTAAAAACTAAAGGTGAACTAGAGTTCACTGTAGGTAGAGCAGGTCAAGAACCTGAGACAATACTAATTGAGGTGGTGTGATGATTATAGCATGGTGGTCAGCCGGTGTGACTAGTGCAGTAGCTACTAAGCTTGCGATAGATGAGTACGGTATAGATAATGTACTACCTATCTACTTTCACATAGACACGGCACACAAAGACAATGCTAGGTTTAAGGCTGAGTGTGAGCAGTGGTATGGCAGGGAAATAGTAACACACAAGGCAGCTAAGTATGACAATCAGTTTGATGTGATACGAAAGGATAAGTATATCAATGGTGCTAGTGGTGCTAGATGTACGCTAGTCTTAAAGAAAAGAGTAAGGCAAAAGCTAGAGAAAGAACTAGACTACAGTGGACAGGTGTTTGGCTTTGAGTATAGCAAGAAAGAAATCAATAGAGCCATTAGGTTTAGTGAGCAGTATCCTGATGCCAAGCCACTGTTCCCTTTGATTGAACACAAGATGACTAAGCCTGAGTGTTTGTTCTATCTTGAGAAGCAGGGTATTGAACGGCCTGAGATGTACAAGCTAGGCTATGGTAACAACAACTGTATTGGATGTGTTAAGGGTGGCATGGGGTACTGGAATAAGATTAGGCGTGACTTCCCTGATGTCTATGATGAGATGGCTAAGGCTGAACGTGAACTAGGTAGGTCATGCTTGAAGTCTACATTCCTAGATGAACTAGACCCACAAGCAGGGCGAGAACAAAAGATTATCATGCCTGACTGTGGTAACTTCTGTGACATAGAGTTTGCTGATGTTATGCACAAGAAAGTAGAAGATGTATATCAAGAACCACAACAACTTAGATTACTATAGGAGTTAAGACAATGACTAGATGCACACATATACACCTACCACCTAACAAGGGTAACGATTACATGCTGTCAGTATCACAATCAGATGAAGACTATCTTGAAGTGTGTCTGATGGTTTATATCCCTAACAGGAAGGGCTATGCATTAGAAGGCAACACACTACAAATCTATGATCTACATGAGTTGTTTGAGGTAGTCTATGAAGCCTTAGAGCATGGTGAGTTATCTATCTTTACGAATTACTATGAAGTAGAGTTTGAGAGTAGCAACGACAACAAGCTAGTACTAGCAGTAGACAATGACTGGCCTCAGGATAGGGCAGATGACTAGCTGTAATACATTAGCCTGTGTTTACAATCAGTTACAAGTGCTAGAACCTCAAGACTATTTTGTGGGTTGTGTTCTGTTACTGTATGTGATAGGAATAGTGGTAGTTTTAATCGTAGCAGTGAAGGGGTAGAGTAATGGTATGGGGTGATCCAGATATTAAGTTGACTGATGTTGTAACAAGTGAAGACTTTAAGTTGATGGCTGAATATGACATGAACATAATCAATGATGAGGAAGACAGGTTAATATTTCTAGCTGGCATATATCGTAGGGCTGGTGTGCAGAAAAGTAATTACCCTGAGCATTTGTTTGAGACATGAAGATAACACCAGTACATAGAGCAGTGATGCAATCAAGAAGGAGACAGAGCAATGAGCAGTCTAAGAGTAAGGCTAAAGATGCTAGAGATACACAACAAACTACAAGATGTGACCGACACATTCAGGGACACACACGATATACGGCTGTCGGACATGTGGAAACTAGAGGAACTAAAGAGTGAGATAGCAAAAGAGTTTAAGTTCAAGGCACCAAAGGATAGTGAGGGTAGGATCATGTCAAGATATGCTGACTGGATACTAAAGGAGAAGGACGATGCATGATGCACAGATGAACGCTTGGAGAAACTGGGCTAACAAACGTAACACCTTTGACGATGCCTATGTACTAGGCTTTGGTGCAGGGTATCACAACGACAAGTATGTCAACGCATACGACAAGGATACTGAGGCTAATTATCACATCAAGTTTAAGATGGGGTATACAGAGGGGAAGTTACTGCGTGTAAAGGAGGAGAGAGAGTCATGAGCATGGGGTACGTTAAGTGTCCATACTGTAATAACACAGGGGCTGAAGCCCTGTACGCAGTAGATGAGAAGGTTGAGTGCTTTTGTATTAACTGTCTAGCTGAGTGGGTAGAAGAACCAGAAGCAGAAGTAACCACATCACAACAACAGTGGATGATGGCTAACTATGGAGAAGAATAGTGCAGACATTCGTATGCTTGATGCTACTAGTTATCTTTGTTTCAGGAGTAGTAGCATACTGTACTGACAATGAGACCTTCATTGGCTTACAGTTCCTAGCTATGATGACCATGATAGTTGGAGTACCACTACTTTTAATACTAGTATAATACTATATGTAACAGGGGGGTCTTCTCTTGGGGTACAGTTTAGAAAATCAACTGCAACTTGAACAGGAAATGTTGACTGCAGGTATCAATAGATTTCGTAAGGAAAGAGATGGTGCCATGGCTAAGGGCAGGGAGTCAGCTACCCTACATGGCAGGACTATCATAGCTACTGTCGTATCTGCTACTACAGATGGTGTAGAAAAACTACAGAACACACCGACAAGTAACAGAGACATAGCTTACAAGAGACTACAAGGCATGGCACCTGACAAGGTAGCTTATCTAACGCTAGTGTCTATGGTTGATGGGATCAGTAGGTCTAACACACTGATGAAGGTGGCAAAGGCTATTGGTTCCAACGTAGAGATGCAGGACAGACTAGATAAATGGATAGCTGCAGAGGGTAGCATAGCAAGGAACACAATTAAGAAAGCTAATGAGAAAGGAATTACTGCCAGACGATTTGGTTTGACTAACAAGATGAACAAGGATGGGTACAAAGACTTAGCATGGAGCAGTGAAGAACGTGTCCATGTAGGGCTACGCTTAGTAGATGTAGTCATTCAGAATACAGGTGTAGTAAGACTAGAGAAACTATCAACATCAAGGAACAAGACTACCACATTCCTACGTGCAACACCTATAACAGAGGAATGGGTCAAAGCTTTTAACGAACACATGGAGACAGCAAGACCACGCTGGACACCCTGTATCATACCACCCAAGAACTGGACTGCAGTGTATGGTGGTGGGTATCACGCAGGGTTCTTAGATGACGTACCTATAATCAGAAGAGGATAAGTTATGAAGGAACACATGACCAAGCTGAAAAAGCGAGACTTATCTCAGGAATTTGACTGCCTTAACACACTGCAGCACACTGCATGGAAAATAAACAGGCCATTGCTGGCGATTATACGCTCACTGTGGGACAGTGGACAGGAGTGGGGTGGCCTACCAGCCAGAGAGGAAAGACCACTGCCTAGCTACCCCTTTAACAAGGAACCAGCAGCTATGGACGAAGAGGAGAAACAACAGTTTAAGAACTGGTCAAAGAAACGCAATGAGATATACACGTTCAACAACAAGACAGTGAGTAAGCGTATCCAAGTGGAGCGTACACTACAGATTGGTGAGCAATACAGCAAGTACGATGAGTTCTACTATGTGTGGCAGAATGACTTCAGGTCACGCAAGTATGCTAGTAGTACCTTCATGTCACCTCAGTCAGCAGACTGGAGCAAAGCCTTGTTGGTATTCAGAGATGGTAAGCCTATCAACAATTGGGATGACGCACGTTGGCTTTGTATTCATGGTGCTAACTTGTATGGTAACGACAAGGTAACACTAGACCAACGTGAGTCATGGGCATGGGACAATGCTGATGAGATCAAGCGAGTGGCTGACAACCCATACGATAACGTGTGGTGGCTGGATGCTGACAAGCCTTATCAATTCTTAGGCTGGTGTCTTGAGTTTACAGGCTTAGTCAGGCATGGATGGGGGTTTATGTCTAACTTCCCTACGTCTGTTGATGGTAGTTGTAATGGACTACAACATCTGTCTGCTATCTTACGAGATGAGCGTGGTGGTAGGGCTACTAACCTGATACCTGCCACCCTGCCTCAAGATATCTATACTGAGGTAGCAGATGAAGCAATGAAGGCAGTGTTAAAGGATGCAGAACAGGGCGAAATTTTAGCAAAAAAATTTATAGAGTTTGGTATCAACAGGGCATTGACTAAAAGACCAGTGATGATTGTACCTTACAGTGGCACTATCCATTCCTGTCGTACCTACATTGACGAAGCGATACGAGATAGGATTGAGAAGGGTGAGCCTGACATCTTTGGTGATGACTTGTTCAAAGCTTCTGCTTACTTATCCAAGCACGTGTGGTCAGCTATCAATGGTGTCATCGAGTCAGCACGACAAGTGATGGACTACATCAAGGAAGTGGGTGCTGTCTACGCTGAACACAACAGGCACATGGAGTGGGTCACACCTACTAACTGGCTGGTCATGCAGAACTACAACGAGGTAGATAAGAAACGTATCTGGACACACATCAATGGTGCTACAGTTGCGCTTATCTTTAACAAGGACAGAGAGAATGAGGTAAGCAAGAGACGTACTGCTTCAGGTGCCAGCCCTAACTTCATCCACTCAATGGATGCTGCAGCTATGACTAAGACTATCAACATGTGTAAGAAGCAGGGCATCAAGGACTTTGCCATGGTACATGACAGCTATGGTACTCACAGTTCGGACATGCCTCGCTTGTCTGAAGTATTACGAGAAGAATTTGTTCGGTTGTATACTGAACATGATGTATTGACAGAGCTACGAGAACATGCTACTGTCGTGCTTGGAACAAATGATGTTCCACAACCACCAGCTAAAGGTAATTTAGACCTGCAGAACATACTGAAATCACAGTACTTTTTTGCATAGTTCTAAACTGTACCTATAGCCAGACTAACGATCCATTATCATAGGAGATATTGTATGGATACGATCACAATCGAAGGAACCACTGCATGGTGTAACCCCTTTGAACCTAACAAAGAGTACGAGAAACTACATGGTGTGTATGATGTAGCCATCGTAGTAGAACAAGAACGAGCAGCAAAGCTATGTGAATATCTTGATGAGCTAGCACAGAAGAAGCTAGACCAAGCTATCAAGGAAGCTCCTGAGAATAAGCGCAAGCAACTCGCAGAGTCCCTGTCCATAGCAAAAGCAGGTAGTCCTGCAAAAGACAAGGATGGTAATGATACAGGTGATATCCTTATCAAAGCTAAACTTAAGCCTGTTGTTCAAAAGAAGGATGGTAGTTCTTACACACAAAGGACAACAGTATTTGATGGTAAACTAAATCCTATTGTCGATGCCATAAAGATTGGGCGTGGTTCTCATGTAAAGATTGTAGTAGAACCATATCCTTATGTGATGCTTAACACTAAGCAGGTGGGTGTATCACTACGCTTCTGGAAGCTGCAGATTTTAAACCTTGCAGAAGAGAAGGAAGACACTGGTGGTCTTGAAGCAGTGGATGGTGGCTATGAACATAAAGCCATTACCAAAGATGACAAGAAAGAAACTGCTTTTGAGGATGACATCCCTAGTGTATCACAGGAAAGTACCAATGACGAAAGGGACTTTTGAGGCAAGGGTTATCTCAGACCTAGATGAGCGTGGCGTTCCATATGTATACGAGCCAGAGAAACTGGCTTACCATGTGGAGCGTCACTACATCCCTGACTTAGCAGTTGGTAATATGATTGTAGAACTCAAGGGTTATCTTAGACAGGATAGCCAACGTAAGATGAAGGCAGTGAAGGCACAGTACCCTGACTTGGATGTACGCTTTGTCTTTCAGAACGCCAGTGCTACAATCCAAGGTGCAAAGAAAAGGAAGGATGGTACTAAGATGACATGTGGTGAGTGGGCAGACCGACAAGGTTTTGTCTGGGCAGAAGGAACTATACCTAAGGAGTGGCTATGAGTATCATAGATATAAAAGAAGAATGGGTATCCGAAGTAGACATGAACGCTGAGTTTGGTATGGAAGGACTGAGTGTATCAATCTACCTAGACCAGCATGAACTGTCAGAGCATGTGAATTACTATGACATGGCACATGCAATGCTATCAGATGACATCAAGTATGACGATGATCTAATCTTAGATATAGCCAAGGGACTAGAGAACACTGCACGTACCTTGAGGAATGGGTTAGGTGGAAGAGGATAGCGAACTCATTGGGCATGAAGCATGTCTAAAATGTGGCAGTAGTGATGCCAATGCTTTCTATACTGATGGTCATCACTACTGTTTCTCTTGTAACACTTACACCCCACCAGAAGGAGAGGTTATGCAGAACGTAGTACCTATTAAGAACTACAATGATACCTTCCTTACACCAGAGCCTATCGCTCTGAACAAGAGGAAGATTACTGAGAAGACTGCAAGACGCTGGGGTTATGGAGTAGCTGAGTATCATGGCAAGACAGTACAGGTAGCCAGCTACTACA